TGTCAAATGTAAAATTGGTTGGAAGCGTTCCTGTTGTCTTGAAAAACACTTGACTATCTGCGATAAACCCATGTCCTGTAAGGCCAACGTTAGCCGATCCATTTGTAAAGGTTGAACCAGAGATTAAGCCAGATGAACCTATTGTGTAGGAGGTTGTGATGGTCGCATCGTTCTCGTAGAAGGCTGCATCTGTGCTGCCTCCGGTAGTTCCACCGCCTACCTTACCCCAGCCACTTGAACCATAACCTTCAAATTGAGAAAGGCTTGTGTTGTATCTCAGGTAACCAGTTACAGGTGAGCCATCACGATTAGCTGTTGTGCCAGCAGGTAGGATTGCGGAGCCCGTTGCGGTTGTGGTATTCACAAAGATATTTGTAGCGATTAAGGTCGCTTTTATATTCGCCCAGGTCATCTTGCGGATAAGGCCTGTAACACTATCCCAATACCCTATTTCGTCTGCGTCAACGGCTGTTGCTTTGGTAGTTGCGTTGTGTACTGCTGCGATGTTATCTACGCCAACGACGTTAACGCCGTCGCAGTAAATCAAAGTATATGCACCTTGCGGGCATACAATGCCTGTTCCCGCAGCGGTCTTAACGGTCACGGTGAACGCGCCTGATGTGGCGTTATACACGAGGTACCGCTTAGATACTGGGGGGCATAGGACGTTACGATTAGCCGTAATAGTCGCTGTGAATTTTAGTACAGCGAAGCGGGCTTCATCAGTTACACCGTTTAATGCCGTTAATGTATAGTCTGCGGCACCTGCTGGGAGTACGATTGTGGATGTACCTGCGATAGCGGCTTCTAGGATAGTCCCTGTGATCGTATTAACAGCGGTACCCCAGGTACCCGCCTGCTCTCCAGTGGCTAAAAGTTCTGTACGTAATATGGGTGAATACGTGCTGGGCATCGTTTATTCCTATCTAAAATCGTTCATCTTCAGCGCGCTGGTGACGCTCTGTATTTCTTTCAGCCCCACAGTATAAGCCGCTTGGTAGTACGTCATCACGTCAGCGGAACCCTTCATGAATATGTACGCCTCCAGGAGTGCTGCGTATAGGAGCACCTGCTCAAAGTTATCACCCAACCACGTGTTTGTAGCTGTCACAATAGAGGGTGGCATTGCAAAATAGTGAAACCCAACGGTATAGATTAACCCTGGTGTCGGGCCAACAATAATGGTTGCGGTATCGTATACCGCGTAGAACTTAGGCTCTGCCTGGGTGGCCACCACCGGATACATCTCGGTAATGAACTCCGCAGCTTTTGGGAGGAGGTTCGCAACGCCTGAAGCCGTAGTGATTTCAACCGACTTCAGGGTTATATAATCGGTCGGTAGTGTTACTGAACGTGAACCTACTACCGTAACCCCGGTGGCGTTCTTTCTTGAACTTGGTAGGTTCGCTTCTTGGTGGATACGGCGCTCAGCAAAATGGATAAACTGATCTAGTGAGGCAACAAAGGTCGTCTCGTAGTTCTGGGTCGTATCCTGGATCGCCTGCTTGAGCGCGGTATAGTTCATTAGAGAAACTTCCCTCTGCCCTGACCGCGAAGCGCTTTACCTACGCCACGGGGTTTAGCCTTAACCATACCACCCTTGCGTTTGGTTTGTACTGTATCGTACTCATCAGGCGCTTCAAGCGCTTTGCGGTTGGCTGCTTCGTGGTCCTCAATAGCTTTTTTCGTTGGTTCTATGGTGAGGGCTTCCTTTACATAGGTAGCTGCTTTACGTGGCACTCCAGCTAGTGTAGTGGGTAGGTTTTTTATGCTATCTGTCACACTATCCCAGGCCATCTGTGTTTTACTAGGACTCACTCCGCCCCCACGGGCGTAGCGTGCAAGCATCTTCTTTTTCTTTATTGGGGTACCCATAGTATTCTCCTTAGCCGTTACGGCTGAATGTTTTGCCTTTGATAGCGGCGCCAGTTCCACGCATTATACCACCAGCAGCGCACTTCTGAACCTTGCCGCCTGTTTTCATACCCTTTGCTTGCATCTTGTCGAAAGCTTCTTCTTTCTTGCTTCCTTCTTTACCCATACCTTTTACTTCGACGTCTTTCTTAGACTTTTCAAACTTTGCGAACGGATTAGCTTTTGCCATTTTAGTACTCCTTATTTGTACAAGAAATTCCCGGTGGTTGGGCTGACTGCCGGGGTTAAAGTACGGTCGCTGTTATTAGCAGGCCGCGGGTTCTGCAACGCTTGTGGGTCTACAATCTTAAATGTACCTAATTTATACTGCGGGTGGTCGCCCTCAAAACACTCTGGACAAACGCGTATGTTGGTTCGCTTCATCCGGATTGTCAGAAACTTGAGTTCTTTCAGTGGGTAGGTCACACCACACCTATCGCAATCCCCAATCGCTTTCTTTTCTGAAGCAAAACTACTCATAACACCTCCTACCTATTAAACCTCGGTACGACCCTGAACGTAGCCCGCTCACGGTCTTCCTCAGCCATCAAAGTAAACTGCTCATCGTATATCAATTTTGTTTCCTGTAGACGCCCCGGCGCGCGCTTCATTGCCAGGTAGTACGCAAGGCCGGAAACTAAGGCCGGTATTGCTCTGGCTGATACGTCCATCGTGTTACCGCCGTCAGCACCTGCGTCCTGAATCCTACGCATGCGCCAGTAGACCAGTGTGTAGCTTGTATCAGGTGGTACTGGCCACACCGTAACAGTGGGCGCTGCGCCCTGACGATCTACGTAGAACTGCACAGGGCGTCCCGGAGAAGCCTTTGTTGGTATAGAACTGTAGTCGCCTAGAGATAGACGGCCAATCGCTAAGTCTGTATTCACACCCCCAGAGGTTGTTCTGATCACAACGTCGAGTAAGTCAATAGTATCTGCCGGCAGTGTATACGTAGCTGTAGCCACGAGGAGCGGCACGGTAGCGGAACTGATCGTCCACAAATTAACCTGCCGGTTCGCCCACTCTAACCCCAACAGATTCAGGCTTCGGCGTGCAGTACGTACGTCATAACCCGTTGTACTCTCGCTACCGATGCGCTCGAAAGCCTCTTCGATTAGCTCTGCGACGTCCGGATTAAAAAGTGCTGTCCCTGAGGTAGTCATAGGTTACCCGCAAATCAAAGTACATTTAGTTACCTGTGTCAGTGTTACAACTGCAAAATCCAACGCGCCTGTAGTATTATAGGTCGGTACACTGATCGGGCCCACCATCTCAGCAAAAGTGGCTGAAGCCGGAGTATCTATGTTGAGCAAAACGGTAGCTGCGGTATTAAGCGCAATAACCATAGTACCTGCAGCAGCAGCGCCAACATAATGCACACCCCGGATACGAGTCCTTGGCAAAGCTAGGCTACCCGTGATACCGATACTGATATTGCCTGTAGCTGCTGCACTTGCCGTCACCGAGTCAATACGTACCCAGTAGTTTGTAGTGGTGCCGGTAGTAGCGTTCGGGCCTGTGAGTACCTCAGTAGTTTTACCTGGTTTACCGAGAGCATCACCCACAATCGTGAAGCTCATACCTGAGCTATTACCTGCTGAAGTGAAGAGCAGTTTATAACCACAGCCTTGAACTGATACATCGTTCGATAGGATGGATACAGCGCCAGCACCTGCAACAGCGGCTGCCGCACGTATTAGGGTAGCGTTCACCGCTGAGGGTGAGACCGCCCATGTGTCGTATAAGATCATGGGAACCCCCTATTATTGCTGTACGTACTGAATGGTGACGATAGTTACACCTGCTGTTACTGCTGTCGCTGTTGGTGTGATCTGTACAAACACACTGGTGTTAGTACCAATAGTGCGCATAGCAATCAGGTGAGCCGCTGTATATGTAGGACGTAGACGAACCGTTGTCTTGATGTCGGTAGAAGCAATATACTCGACGCCTGCTGCAGCGATACCTGCGGTCAAGTTGATCGCTGTACCGCCGGTGGTTACCAGAGACTGATCGATGATGAAGTCAAGAATCGAGGCATTAGCTGGAAGCTGCACTGAAATCGTTGCTGCTGCTGCGGTAGCGGCCCAAGCAACTGCAGGTAGGCCTAGGTATGTGCTAGATGTCTGACCATCGGCGTCTGTAGTGGTAGTGAGTAGCGAGGGAGTTACGAAGGCTACCTGCTGTGCGAGCACAACGTCACCGGTGTTGTTAATGCCATCTGCGCCATCTTTGATAGTACCCACTTTAACTGGGCCACTGAAGGTTGTCTTTGCCATTTTAGTTCTCCTGTAAGGGTTGTAGCTGGCTCCAGTCTCTTACACGTCCGTCGAGTCGGTCTGGAACCGCGTGTTTCTCGATAGGGGCTTTATAGCAGGTATTGCGGGTGAAAGCAACAAAAAAAAGACCTGCTGTTTAGGCAGGTCAAGAGCGCATAAGCGCTTAGGAGGTGAATCCAGAGAAACATTGTACCGCAAACCCCTACTGCAATCAATAAAAAACCTGCCGAAGCAGGTTTTTTCTATTAAAACAACTACTTATTAAGCTGAACCATAGATACCAAGGGCATCAGAAACTCCGAACGAATATCGCTCTCTCGCCTTGTACCTTGCGTTCCCAGTCTCGAAATCGCCCAACATTTCCTGTTTGATCGAAGCGCGAACAAAGTGCTTCAAAGCATTCGGAACGTCAGTCAACAAGAACCACTGAGTGGTGTTGGTCAACCAGTGGTTGACGGCATAACCTTCAGGGATCGAGCTATTTGACAACAGGGCGCTAATATCACGGTCTGCAGTACCTTGACGAGCGCCCTTATCACCATCCAACAGGCGAGAAGCAACAAACATCAATGCAGGTGGAACGATCAACTTGCGAGCCTTAGCGGCGATCAACAGACCTTTCTCATCAGTCCAGCCAGCCATTGTAATAATCGCGTTTTCAAGCGAGGTCTCATTCAGGTCAGCGTGAGCTGCGGGGCGGTTTGAGTTGGTAGCGCCGTTTACCAGTGGGTGGTCAGTAGCCAGCAGAGACTTACCATCGCCATACAGGTATGAGCCTGAAGTAGCGTTGTTTAGAATTGCAGCACCTTTCACTTGCTTGGTGTACGCCATACCACGAGCCAAAGCCTTGGTGTAGCGAGCTGAGAGCGAGTCGTAGAGGTTGTCTTCTACTGCTTCTTCAGTGATCGCAAAACCCATCGCAATGGTTTCGTGTGTGTAGCGAGCTACATACGCTTCCTGGGCGGCATCGTAAACGATACCTGCGCCCTCGGTCTTGACCGGTGCTGCGCCAAAACCAGCGAGTTTTACCTCTTCTTCAAACGAACGCTCGGAAGTCTCAATCTCATAAATCTCTTTATGCTCTTCACCGTAACGGTTGTATTCCAAACCGAACAATGCGTTGAGGCCTGGTAGTAATTCTTTTAGTAACTGGCTGCGTGAGATGGCCATGAGTTATTCTCCTTATTGGCCGGTCTGCAATGCGTAAGCATGCACGTTGGCGTTATATTTAACAATGATGTCGGTAACAGCAGCGCCTGCAGAATCAGTCAGAGCGCCAACGATATCAACAATACGGAAACCCAATGTCAGGGTCGTTGCTACACCAGTTGCGTAGTCTTTACAGTTACCAGTAGTTGCGCTGGTAGTACCGAAGGACATTGCTACGTTAGAGCCAATACTTGTGTAAGTAAGGGTGCCTTCGTAACGAACCTGGAACAGTGCATCAGGATCATCCACCACCTTAACAAAGATGTTGGTATAGCCTGTTGAGTCTGCGGGCAGGTACGGTGCGTGTACTGTCTGCTTGTAAACAGGGTCAGTGAAACGCACGCCAGTCATAACGCCGACTGGTTGGTTGGTTGTGGTTGTTTGACCAACGATAGCAACTGGTGAAGTAGCTACTGCTTTAGCTACGCCCGCGGCGATCGTGATCATGGACCCTACACCGTAGGGAGTTGTGTTGTTGCCTGGTGTGACCACAAACTCGCGCAAGGTGCCGCCCGAGAACTGCTGACCACCAATCAACTGAATTGGTTTTAAACCATATCCTGTTGTAATTGCCATCGTAATTTCCTCTCATTAAAATAAAACATACAGCGGGGGTGGTGTTCTTACCTTCCGCTACCAAAAGTGACCTTCGTTTGTCTTTCGTTGAAGATCGGCATACGCTTGTCATTTTCCCTATCAACCTGCGCATCTACTGATTCCATCTGCCCTTGGGCTTGTTTCATGTAGTAATCCTGGCGCTGGTTAAACATCTCTAGTGGTATCTTGCATAATACCAACCCACCTACCTCAATCAAACCAGAGTTCTTAGCGTCACCGTCAACCGCGAGCATCATCTCCTCGTGATCTTCCAAACGGCATGGTTCCCATCCTTCTCGTAGTGACTTGGACATATTGGTTGGATCAGCGATGCCCATGATGGCCTTGCGAATCCATTTATATTCCCAGCCTTCTTGTCTATTCGGTTCTGGTAGCAGATCAGCGGGTTTCCACACCTTAGGGCGGGTATTAGCTTCACGACTCTCAGTATCACGAGACAAACGAGTTAAAGTTTTAGTGGTTTCCATTTTTAGTTCTCCAGTTTAGCAAGCTCGACAGCATACTGCAGGGGTGTAATACCCATACGTCTAGCAACGGCGACTTGTGATTGTGTGAGGGTTACGCGTGTTGTTGTTTTCGACGTTCTATTAACCGGCGCTACAACTGACATGACTTGTTTCTTCTTGGGGGCATCTTCCCACTGGTATGTGGGGAACTCTTCGCGTAGGCGAGCGTTCAGCTTCTTGTAGTACTCGCGGGTGTCAAGCGTTGGGTCTATGCCCTGCTCAACCAACTCGTCATGCACTCCGTACGCTGCGCCGGTCATAACCTTATTCTGGCCAAACCATTTGTTCTTCGATGCCCATTCTTGCGCTTCAGGTTCTACCTCTGGAGGAGCCGTCTGTGGGGATTGGCGCCTTTGT